CTATCATTTCCAATTCATCGCTTGATAAAACATCATTACGTTGTTCATATCTAGCTATTACACCTTTTCTACCAGTATTTAGATTTATTCTATTTACTTCATCTGTGTTATAAATAACTTCTCTTCCCTTTACTAACGGAGTATAAGTTGCGACTATTTGTGTTCCTGATGAATAAGAATTATCTGTAGTAATTGTATTTTCTCCTGGTGTATAGTAAAATTCTGCATCTATTCCTATTTCTTTATCTTCATTAGTAGCAAATGATACTGATTCACCGTTTACTAATATTGACTTCATTAGCCCTATTTCGCTAGTAGTCATAAAACTAGTATTGTATCCATCTGCAATAATTGTTTCGTTATAATCTGTTCCTGCAAATACTTTATCTGATAACATAACTTGCTTATTACGATAATCTCTTGTGCCATAATTCCAAGTTAAATCAATAACTTTATTTTGGCACCACCACTCTTTTGTATAATCTATGTCAATTCCACTAGGCATTAGTGTTGGATCGTAGAAGTCAATAGCAATAGTATTTTCATCTATCATTCTAGTAGACCACCTTGATTGGCTTATATCTGCTAAATACTGTAGTACATCATAAGCTGATTTATTCTGTGTAGAATATGCACCTATTACATCATTAGGATTTAATATGTTTATATTACCCAATACAAATCCATATTGACTTACTGCATTTACTACCATTTCTATTGCTTCTTGAACGGTTTTTTCGTTTATTACAAAATCAAGTGTTTCTCCTGTTGATAAGAAATCTTTAAAATCTAGTATTTCTAAAGCACAATATTTTGGATATCTAGGATTAAGTGATATATTACCACTATTTTTTACCATACCAGCAAATAATAATTTCTTGGTTGTCTCTACATTTTTGGCGCCACCTATAAGCGAACCTCCACCTTTGTTAGGGTAAAAACCGCCATCAACCAAATCATACATTCCAAGTTCTCCATCACTATTTCTATAACATGGTATAAAATATCTTACTAATTCATCATTAGTCCAAATTTTAAAGTAATATATTCTACCAGACCACCTATTTTGAATACTAGTGTTATATCTTTGAGCAAATAATACGGCTTTAATACTTCCATCATAAGGAGTTCTAGTATCTGTGAACGTATATTTTAGTTCATTATTAACGTAACAATATTGTGGTGTTATTTTTAAAACAACTGGATTATTTGTTATATTTTCTTTATAAAACCAACTAGTGTCTGTCTTTGTCCATTTGCTTTTAGGAAAATGAGTTGCAATACCCTTTCCTGAACTAGTATTTATCCAAGTTGTCCAATCTTCGCCATTAGTATTTAATCTTGAACCATATATATTTCTATCACTTGGTGTAGACTTAGATAAAAACTTTGTTTCAATACTATCATATATAGTAGGGATGTGGTCTGTTTCAATATATTGGTTTCCAACTGATTCTAAATACTCTATTTGTGTATACTCCAAAGGAAGTATAGGTGTTTCTTCATATATCAAACATTGTGAATAATCTTTTGGATAGTAAAACCTACTTACATAGTCATGGTCTTGTTCCCATGTTTTAGGATAGCAATTATTAAGTATTGTGGAAGAAGTAGAAAGCATTTCTTCTTTTATAGTGAACTCTTTATTGCAAACTACTTCTTCTCCACCTATTGTCATTTTAATCATTAAAAACCAGCTCCATAATTATAGTCATTTTTAGCCCCTCCTGCGTATGTTTTAACTGTACTAACCATTTGTCCTAAAGGATCTGTTTGAACATCTACATAGTTGTTATTTATGATATTAGGACTATAATGCATTCCTGTTGTTGCAGATAATTGAGGACTTAAAGAAAATGTCTCTGCTATTTGGTCTTTTACTTCTCTTTTCATATTATCTAATGCTTCTGTATAACCTAAAATTGAATATTTACCAATAATAGCAAATTCAGTTGATGGTGAGTGTATGCCTAGCACTCCTTTTAACCCCTTTAATATAGATTTACCTAATGATTTTACTTTTGATATTACCCAATCTTTTATACCAGCCATACCGTTCCACAATCCTTTTACAATATTTACTCCAACATCCCATAACATTCCAGGTATTTCTCTAAATACTCCTAAAATTGAATAGGCTACATTTTTAGTACCACTTAACAGACTTGGTATTGACCTTACTATTCCTTCTAAAATAGCTCCTAATAATACTCCACCAGCTTTTATAAATAATGGTGTCATTTGAATAAGCATAGGTATAATCTCCACTATTGCGTCTACTATTTGTGGCAACATTGTTGGTAGCATTTCAGCTATCATCAATATTAAGTCTGGTAATATTGCTATAATTCCTTTTACTAATTCTATCGCTCCAGTAATTAATCCTGGTAATATTGCTTTTAATAATTGCGGTAACATTGGCAATAAGCCTTTTAAAAGTCCTACAACCCCATTTACTATCTGAGGTAACATTTTTATTATTGCATTAGCTATATTTGTTCCAGCCGTTATAAATGTTTCTATTACTTGCTCTATTCCACCTTGTCCTGATAAGAAATTCTCAAATGCTGCTTTTGCACTTGCCATACTACCACTTATAGTCGAGCTTGCTTCTTTAGAAGTTGTTCCCGTTATTCCTAATTCACCTTGTATAACATGAATAGCAGAATATACATCGTTTAAATTTGATATGTCATAATGAATACCGCTAAACTTTTCAGCATCAGCAAGTAATCTTTCCATTTCAGTTTTTGTACCACCATAACCTAATTTTAAGTTCCTTGTATTCACATAAGGTCGTTAATCTTATGCCGTTCATCTATGAACTGCTATATGTTTCCATATAGAGTAGACTATATCTTCATCTCTTTCGAGAGCCTCGCACTTCCACTCACTTGAGTGTACTCTACTCACTTCCATAAATTATTATGTGCTTTCGATAGTCGTTGAACCTTTCTATTTTAGACTTGGCTGCTGATTATCTTCAACTTTGCTTGTTAAGACTTCCCAGCAATTCACGAGGTTTTAGTTGAACTATTTTTTTAATCCAACATCGTATAATTTTGTTTCGCAAATCCCTGATAAGCATTTTGTATACTTTCTATTGCAGTACCCATTTTATTAGCGTTATCTGCCATATCTATAATAGCCATATCCGCAATTTGTGCTGCTTTAGCAGTATCTCCACCTACACTTTGTAATAAACTAGCACTAAAAGAAGTAACTTGTTCCATGTATCTATTAGCATCTACACCAGCAGTTTCATATGCCTTCTTAGCATTTGCTATTACAGTATTGGCACTATCTTTAAATAATGTTTCTACACCGCCGATAGATTGCTCTACAGCAGCATATGATTTAACACTTTCAGATACTAGTCCAGCTAATGCAGCACCAGCAACAGCCGTTCCAGCTACAAATGCTGAACCAACTCCTTTTGCGATACTAGCAATTTTAGAATCAACACTTTTAACCTTGCCGTCAAAATCTTTTGTATCAGCCTTAAATCTCGTTAAGACTTCTGCACCTTGCATGTATTCACCTTCTTTCTATTAAAAAAGATGAGGTTTTGTCCACCCCACCTTAAAGGTTATGCAGAGGTTACAACTGTACCTTTCCCAATGATATTGATTGTAATTGAGAAATCTCCTTCATCTTCTGCAGCACCACCTAAATCACTCAAAGAGAATGAACATGGTACTTGGTAAGTTGTATACTCTAAAACGGAATTGCTTATTCCAGTTAATAAATCAAATTGCATTACTTGATTATTAAATTGTGCTATTTCACCATCTGCTATTAAAGTGTGTACATCACCTAATAGAGATATAATAGCCGCATTGTTCATATCTATTTTTACTGTTCCCTCAATAGACATTGCTACTCCTGTTTTTATAGCTCTTTGAATTGCATCGCAATATACATAGAAAGTCTTTTCTTCAAATTCTGTATTAAATGACAACTCTGAAGCTGTACACATTGGAGTAAATACAGGACTTGATGTTGTGCCAGTATTAACAGATAAATTTTTTATGAAATCTCTATTATTAATAAAATAGTTCATATTTCTCCCTTCTATGCCACTCTATTTACAATACATTGTAGAGTAGTAGTATATGCTACCCTTCTTATTTCCATATATTGAATAGCTCTAGGATTAGCCATTTGTTTGAATATCAATTGCCATTTTTGGTTGTTATAGTCTATCAAAACACTTTTGCCTATTAATCTACCTATTTGATTAATTACTTCGTATTGGTCTTTGATATTATCTCCGTATACATTTATAGTAAAGTAATTAAACAAAGCATTATCATTGTTAAAAAATACTACCTTCTGTCCTGATGTTTCTTGACATACTACTACTTTAGTATCCATGTCATTAGTAGAAAACTCAGCTTTAAATGTATATCCATCAACGATAGTATCTAGATAAGATATAAGGACTAAGTTTTTATTTTTAATATCTTCTTCTGTCATAATCTATAACCTTTCTTTGCATTTTCAACAGCTAAAGATGTGATTTGCTCTTTTTCGTTTTCATATTCGGTCATATACCATTGAGCATATGTATTAGGATTAGTCCAATTAGTTTTTTGTGGATATTCCCACACATCAGGAGCATAAGCTACTCCCGCAGCTCCTAAATGGTATGTTTTGTTGCCTTCACTAACTACACCTTCAGCCATTGATGCTCTATTAAGTTCACCCGTTAAGTAAGGAAATCTTTGTTTTGAATTAGTAAAATCTAATGTTATTCTTGCTACATTAAAAACAACATCATCAACATATTGATTTAATTCTCTAACAGGCAACTCTCTAGGTATTTCAACATCAACTTTAATATTCATTTTACTGCTACCGTATAATTGGCAATTTTATTCCATAGCCAGTTATCTTTTACTTTTAATATAGAAAATGTTCTTCCAGCAATAATTAGTTGGTCTCCTTCTTTTACATCTGTACAATGTTTCAATATAAAATATCCTTCTGCTTCTGGTACTGTATACATACCAAATCTATCATTCATATCTACATTGTAAGGACAACAAACTATATTAACCTGAGTTTTATCTTGATCATCATAAACAGAACTTGTATTTCTATTATTCTGTATCAAGACTGCTGGCATACCATTTACATTAAACATTAGCTACTCCATGTAAGATTAATTGTCCTATTGTAATTTAGAGGAGTACCTCTATCAAGATAACCTGCATTGGCTAAATATCTTAAAGCAAGTGTTGAATAATCGCTTTTTAATTCGTTTCTCATTTCGCCTGCTTTAACTTCACCTTTGTAATCAATAAGTGGAATATCATATTCGTGCATAAATCTTAATTGTTCCATAGAGGCAGATTTAATAGCACTAGGAACAGTTGTTTCATTCCAGTTAGGATTTCTATACTTAAGTCCTACTTGTGAATAAATCATTTCGCATACTGCCTCTATTTTCCAATTATCTGTTTGTGGCATTGTTATATTATATTTATTATTAAATTCTTCTATAGTAAAGAAAGTCATAATAAGACCTCCTTTCTAATTATGCTGATACTTCGTCAACTAATTTAAGGATTGCTCCTTCTTCAATTACTTTAGCACCAAACATAATGTTACCTTCCATTACATAGTAACCTGGGAACCCTGGATAATTTCCGTTGTATTCTACAAAACTATCAAAGAATGTGTCTCCAACTACTGCTAATGGATTATAGAAATATCCTTTAACATCACTTAACATTGTGTCATTGATTGGGAACATATCAATTCCGTAAGCATTTGCAATTTCACCAAATGTTACGCCATCTCTACCAGCTTCAGTCTCAAATTTTAATACTGATGTTAAAGCTGCTACTAGATTTCCATATTCGGTTGCTGCTAAACCTAATCTGTAATCTTCATATACATTGTTGTTGAATAATGTTGTTTTTAATGAAGTCAATGTTGAAATGTAATCTTCTTTAGTTGCTGGGTTCCATTCTGCTTCATTAGTTACACCCTCAGCAAGTACACCAAATCCATATGTATCAATTTGTTTTGCTACTGCTTGGTCTTTTTTATCCATAGCATTTTCTAATGTATTAATAAAGTTAGTTCCTGCTACTAGAACTGGAATCTGAATTGAATAATCCATTGGCAATTCAGTTAAATCTACTTTTACTGAGTTGTAACCCAATAGTCCTGGAGTTAATGCAGTTGTTATTTCTTTAGTCTCTCTTACATTAACTGTTGCTTCTGCTGATTTTAAAACCTCGATCATTGGAGTACCAGCATTTCTTAATTCTCCAATAAAGTTAGGGTT